TTGGAAACCTGCAGGAACTTCACCTGTGGGAAGACGCTGGTGCGCCCATGTACCTGCGTTTTGATCAGCCGAAGGCTGCAGAACTCGATGTGCTTGCTGTGGTCTACGGATACAGCGCCTTTACCGCCAACCGCTACCCCAATGCTTGGGCCAAGATTGGTGGCACAGGACTCGTCACACCTACGTTCTGATTCAACCAAAACTGATGGTGGGGTGCGCAATTATGGATATTGCGCACCCCACTTCACTTAGGGAGACAAAATGCAAGATCAGCAAAAGCAGATTGCAGCGTTGCAAGAAGAGCGCAGAGGATATGTGGTGCGCAACCTTCAAGATCGTGTCAAAGCAGTCGATGAGCAGTTGCGTGCGCTAGGCGTGTCATCTCGAGAGACTGCAACAGCAGTCCCTACCGAAGAGCGTGCGACTGTCGAAACACCCAAAAAGCGAATCACCAGCAAAAAGGCATAAATCATGGCTGTCACCAATGGTTACTGCACATTGGCTGAACTGAAGGCTGCGCTACGTCTGACAGACAACACAGATGACACGCTGCTTGAGAATGCCATTGAAGGCGCTTCACGCAGAATCGATGGTTACTGTGGCAGGTTCTTCTACAAGACTGCTTCAACAGCAATCACCATGTATCCATTCAACTCATATGTGCAGCCGTTGGCAGATGATGTCGCCAACACCAGCATCACTCTCAAAACTGATACCAATGGTGATGGCACGTTTGATACCACTTGGGTGCAGGGAACTGACTACCAGTTAGAACCTTTGAACGCTGCGCTCGAAGGCAAACCATATCGGCGCATCGTCGCCATTGGTGGCAAGACATTTCCACAGCAATACACACCAGATCGACCTTTGGTGCAGGTCACGGCAGAATGGGGATGGCAGACCATCCCTGATGACATCCGTGAAGCGTGCATTTTGCTTGCCATGCGTGGCTTCGCACGCTTGAACGCTGCGCTTGGTGTCGTGGGCTTTGCTGACATGGCGATTCAAGTTCGTGCAGTCGATCCCGATGTGCGAGATCTGCTGAACCCATATCGCATTATTGGATTCGCCTGATGCCTGCGACAGTTTCCCAAGTGTCTGATGGGATCAAGACTGCGTTGGCGACAGTCAGCGGATTGCGCACCTATTCGTTCCAGCCTGAGCAACTGAACCCACCTTTTGCTTATCCCGAATTGACGCAGGTGACGTATCACAGATCAATGGGCTTGGGTGATGTCGAACTGCAATGGACTATCAATGTTGTTGTTGGACGGTATACGGATCGCACAGCGAATGATCTGCTTGACCAATACATAAGCCCGACAGGTGCAAAGAGCATTCGTGCTGCGCTCGAGTCTGACAAAACCTTGGGTGGGGTGGTACAGACGCTGATACTGTCATCGGCAGCCGATGTAACTGCTTTGAACGAAGCAGATGCAAACTTTCTACAAATCCAATTTCAAATGACAGTTCACGCTTAGGAGAGCATTTCGATGGCGCAACAGTTCAAAGTTTTGAGCGATAAGTGCAGCCTTGGGAAAAAGGGTGCAACTGTCACCATTGATGAGAATTCTGAACTCAATGTTGCTGCTCTGGTTCAGGGTGGACACATTGCGCCAGTTGCAGCGAAGCCAACAACCAAAGAGACTGACGAACAGGAGAAATAAAAGTGGCTCGTCTCGTACTTACCGATGCAAGCATCACTATCAACAGCGTGGATCTCAGCGACCACTCGAACAGCGTGACACTCAACTACGAAGTGGACAGCATCGAAGTGACTGCGTTTGGCGATTCGGGACACTCGTTCGATGGTGGATTGCAGAACAACACGCTTGAGATCACGCTTCACCAGGATTTCGGTGCTTCCAGCACGGAAGCCACGATTTATCCCCTGGTTGGCACGCAGACAACTGTGGTGATCAAGCCCACTTCAGACGCTGTGGGCGCTAGCAATCCGTCCTACACGCTCACCAACTGCTTCCTGGCTTCACACAACCCTGTTGCTGGTGGTGTTGGTGAACTGGCTGCCACCAGCCTTTCGTTCACAGGTGGCACGCTCACTAAAGCAACGTCCTGATCTAACTAACAGAATCGAGCAGCGATGAAGATTCGTTTGAAAGTCCATTATTCAGACGGGAATACCAAGGACATCGAAGCAGGCTTTGCCGATTTCGTAGCGTTTGAACGCACCTGGCAGCGATCCGTGATGAAGATGGAACAGGAAATGCGCCTAACTGATCTTGCTTGGTTGGCTTGGCATTCAGAGAAGCGCACGAAGGCAACGCAAAAGGTGTTCGATCCCGATTGGATTGGAATGGTCGAAACACTCGAAATGAACAACGCTGACGAGTCTGAGAGGGTCGATGGCCCTTTAGGAGAGGATCAGCCACCTGGCTGATCGCCTACCTAGCGCTTGAATCTGGAATACCACCATCTGCCATCTTGGACGAAGATGAACAGATGATTGAAGCGATGTTGCAAGTGGCGCTGTGGCGCAGCAAGCAACAGCACGCAGAAAAGTAGATTTCAGATATGGCGCAAATGCAGACCTTCGTAGGTGGAAGCAGGGTGGATATTCGTTCCATTGGCCCTGTCCTGCAAGAACTGCGTTACCTTGATCGAACGCTTTACAAAGCCACAGAAAAAGGTTTGAAAGACGCTGCTAAACCGCTGGTGAACGATGTTCGGCAGGCATTCCCCAACAAAATCCTTTCGGGAATGATGGTGCAGTCGAAGACCAGTCGCAGAAAGCGTGGCCCATACCCTGTCTACAAGGTTGGTCAGGTTCGCAGGCAGGTCAATTCCAAAGTTGGTGGTCGTCGTCGTACTGGCATGGAAGCGTTCCCTGTCCTAAAGATCACGCAACGCAATGGTGCAGCAATGATCTTCGACATGGCGCAGCATCAAGCGACACCTGGCGCAACGCTGTCAGCCAACCTGGTGACCAATTACAAAGACGCATCTCGCATCATGTGGCCTACTGTGCGCAAGAATGTTCACAAGGTTGAAGGTGCGCTGCTGATCGAATTGGAGAAGGCACAGAAACTGGTTGTGGCTCGCACAGGTGGTGGTGGTTCCACCTATCAGGCTGCTAGGACTCGCTCGATGTCGCAGGCTCGCAACGCTCTTGGAAGGTTTGGTGCGTAGCAATGGCAATCAATGTCCCCATCATTACTTCATTTGATGCCAAAGGCATCAACAGAGCAATTGCAGATTTCAAGCGTCTAGAAGGTGGCGCTGCCAAGGCTGGTTTTGCGCTCAGGACGCTGGATCAGGGTGCTGCTGCCATTGGTCGTGCATTCGCCAAGGTGGGCATGGGTGCTGCCGTTGTAGGTGGTTTGGCTGTCAAGCAGTTTGCCAGTTTCGATGACGCAATGACGCAATCAACAGCGATCATGGGTGACGTATCAGATCAGATGCGCACACAGATGTCTGACGCTGCTAGGGAAATGGCGAAGCAAACCACGTTCTCTGCGACTCAGGCTGCAGAATCGTTCTACTTCCTGGCATCTGCAGGTTTGGACGCTGAATCGAGCATGACTGCTTTGCCGAAGGTGGCACAGTTTGCACAGGCAGGAATGTTCGACATGGCGAGAGCCACAGACCTGCTCACGGATGCGCAGTCTGCTCTTGGTTTGACGATCCGTGATGACGCTGTGGCGAACATGGAAAACATGGTGCGTGTCTCTGATGTGCTGGTGAAAGCCAACACGCTTGCCAATGCTTCAGTCGAACAGTTCTCAACTGCTTTGACGAACAAGGCTGGTGCAGCCATGAAAGCAGTTGGCATGGATGTCGAAGAAGGTGTTGCTGTCCTGGCTGCGTTCGCTGATCAGGGCATCAAGGCTGAAGAGGCTGGAACGCAATTCGGCATCGTGTTGCGTGACCTGCAGACCAAAGCCATTGAAAACAAAGATGAATTCAAAGCATTGAATGTCAGCGTCTTTGACAGTCGTGGCGAACTGCGCAACATGGCTGACATCGTGTTTGATCTCGAGAAAGCGCTTCGTGGTCAATCAGACGAAACGAAAAAGGCTGCTCTGCAGTTCTTGGGCTTCTCAGATAAGTCAGTTTCAGCGCTGACAGCGTTGCTTGGTACGAGCGATGCGATCAGACGCTACGAAGGCGAACTGCGCAACGCTGCAGGCACAACAGACGAAGTGGCAAGCAAACAGTTGGAGAGCCTGTCCAGCCAATTGAAGATCGCTTGGAATCGCATTCAAGATGTTGCTATTACGCTTGGTGAGCAGTTAGCACCCATCGTTTTGAAGATGGCTGATTTCATCACAGGTTTAGTGGACACGATTGGTGAGCGTGGGCTTGGTGGTGCGCTCGAATTTGTGGCAGGCAAGTTCGCTTCGTTCTACTCCAACCTCGGCACACTCGGCAAAGTGATCTTCGGTTTAGTTGCAACCTTTACACTCCTGAAGGTAACTGTTGCCTCTTACACGGCATTGATGCAGTTGGGGACTATTGCCGTACAGACGTTCGGTGTTTCACTCAAGACGGTGAGTGGGCTTGCGCTTGGCTTTTCTGTCGCATTTACAGCAATCATTGCGTCGGCTGGGTTGGTTTATTCGATCTATGCGAAGCAGAAGCAGGAAGCCAAGGAAGTCACAGATGGCTTTACTACGGCTTTGAAATTAGAAGGGGAAGCACAGAACGACGCACTCGTCGAACTTGTAAACAACAGCGAGAAGTCTGCTGACTTCATGAAGGTGCTTACCAAGTTGGGTCTCGAGTTCTCGGATGTCAATGACTTCGTGAAAGAAGGCACTGGACGCCTTGCAGACCTGAAAGATGCCTGGGCTAACGCAACGGAAGGTGCGAAGAGCAATGAAGAGCAACTGGTCTTGCTCTACGAGGCGCTTTATGGCACGACACTTGCAGGTGATGATTACATTCAGAAGTTCTTGAACATGAGTGAAGCCGAACAGAAGGCAATGACTCAGGCAAAGTTCTTTGTTGAAGAACTGGACAGACTACGCAATGCTGAACTCAAACTGGTTGCATCGACAGAGTTGGTTGCAGATGCGATGGGCGATGCAGGAAACGCAACGGCAAACGCCGGACAAGCGGCTCGGGGTGCAAGCACATACTTCAATGTCTTGACCGGCAGGCTCTTCACGACAGCAGACATGGCAGATCGTGTCATTGGCGCTATGAACGGCATTGCCAATATCGTGAATGCTGCTGATGAGCCGGTACGCAGTTTTGGTGGGACAGTTCGCAGCGCAGCCGATCTGCTGCAGGACTACATCAGAGCAGTTGAAGGCGCTGAAGATGCTTCCAGCAGTCTCGAGGATGCGATTGAAAGCCTGAAAGATGCTCAGGATGCACAAACAGATGCGACACAAGCAGTTGCTGAAGCACAAGAATATTTCAACAAAGTTGTAAATGGTTTTGCGAAGGACAGCAAAGAAGCAATTTCTGCGCAAAAGCGTTTGACTGATGCGCAATACAAATTCCGTGATGCGCAACTACGCACCAGAGATGCACAAGAACGTCTTACTGAAGCAAAGAAAGCCTATGATGCGCTGTTCAAGCCTGCTGATGCACGATCTGTGCAAGAGGCACAAGACAGGCTGACTGAAGCAAACTTCAGACTTGCTGATGCACAAAAGGAATTGGAACGCATTGAGCGTAGGCGATTCCCAAGGCAACGTGATCTTGCATTGGCGCAGATCGCTGTTCGTGATGCAACTAACGATGTCATCGATGCTGAAGCAGAACTGATTGATTTGCAGGATGGCCCTAGTGTCGAAGAAGTTGTTGATGCGAAGCGTGATATTGAAGATGCAAGCCGTGACTTGCATGACGCTCGGCGTGCTGAAGCAGACGCACAACAGGAACTGAATGGTGCGCAATCTGAATACAACGAGATCATCAATGGTTCTGCAGAAGGGTCAGAG